GAAGACGATCAGTATGGTATTATTATGCAAGTCCCTAAAGCTATAGCGCGAAGCGCGCATTTTACAAAAGAGCAGAATGCTTGGAATATCTTCAATCTCGGCTTTACTACTCAAATTACCGCTGATGGCGTTTCTCTCTTCAATAACCAGCATCCACTCCTTGGAGGTACTAATGCTACTTCCGTAGGACCCGGCGTTAACAATGTTATCAGCGCCGCAGGTACTTATCCTAACCGTCCCGCGGTCGATGTCGATCTTTCCTTCACAGCAATCCAACTGATGATTAACCAATTCGAGCGTCTAATAGACTCACAAGGCTTGCCTATCTCAGTAAAGCCTCGTTATCTCATTATCCCGCCCGAATTGAAGTGGATTGCCCGTGAAATTCTTGGTTCACCACATAAGCCGTATACAGCGGATAATGAAATCAATGCGCTTATAAAAGAAGATTTACAGTATTTTATTAGCCATTATCTTACATCCGCCTCGGCTTGGTACGCTGTAACCGAGAAGGATGGTCATTGGCTTAGGTTCCTCGTACGTCGGGAGCTTGACGAAGATTTCTCGGATGACTTCGATACTTTTAGTATCAAGCAGCTTTCGAGAATGCGCTTCGCAACCGGTGCTACTAGTTGGATGGGAACTTGGGGCAGCAACGGCCCGTAGTTTTTAAGGAGGTGACCTATGCCAAATCGTTCTCACAGTGCTACTTTAGTAGCTCCGTGGCATTACTGCGATCGATGTGGTTATCTCTATCGAGTGACGGAATTGAGAAGGCAAATTGGATTGATTCTATGTGAGACATGCTTTGATAATCCCTTAGCTTGGCAACGTCCCGTTATGATCCAAGACCTTCTCAATTTCACCTCGGACGAAGAATTAAGAATTGCTGATATTCTTAAAGAGAATATGGGTGATGATGTAACAGGCTATGAGAGCTAGTAAGGTTCAAATGGTCGCTTAAAAGGAGATTTATCTAAATGCCTCTATCACACTTTCCTTACGGAGTAAGTAGTTTCGGTTGTCCAGTAATGCCAACATTTCCATTCTCTGGAGATAGTCGATATTACTATGTAGATGTTGTAAATGGTAATGATGGTAATGCTGGTACTGATCCTAGTCAAGCGTATAAAACTATTGCGCAAGCATATTCCGTACTTCGCTCTGGTCACTACGATACTGTATTTGCTATCGGTCTTGGTACGGCCTTCACCCTTAGTGCCGCTCTTGTGTGGTCTAAGACTTATACTAATCTTATCGGCCTATGCGCTCCGACTATGGTTGGTCAGCGATGCCGCATTACCTCCGGTACAGCTACTATAACTCCGATGGTTACATTCTCTGGGGATGGTATATCTGTCTGGAATTTGCAGCTTGCTCAATTCGGGAATAGTGCGACTGGCGCGGCTGTTACTGCTCTAGTATCCGGCCAGCGTCAATACTATAACAACGTCCACTTCGCATCGAATAGCAATTCTACCGCTCGCGGTAACGCTGCTCTTCGAGCACTAGTCCTTAGTGGTGCTCAGGAATCTACTTTTGATGGATGTATGATCGGAAGAGATGACGCCGATACGAGCGCGGCTAGTTACGAGCTTGGCTGCACTGCACAGGCTACTCGTGTTCTATTCCGTAAGTGTAAATTTATTAAGAGAGCTACTACGGCTACTGGCGGATTTCTTGTAGCGCCAGCAAGCTCGCTCGATAGGTGGCTCGAATTTGATGACTGTACATTCGAGAATTTCACCGGAGGTGGTGGAACTACTCTCACTTCCGCTACATTAATTGACGCCGCTTGCGGAGGCGATGTTATTATTAAGAATTGTCTCCTTCGTGGTGCTACTGATTGGTCCGCAGCTACGAGCGTTAATCTCTGGGCTGATAATCAACCTAGCGCAGCTACAGTTGGACTGGCTCAGAATCCTACTACGTAGTATTCTTAAATGTGGACTTACGAGCAAAGCTCGGGTAAGATATTCGATCCTTCAGGAGCTTTAGCTGGTACTGGCTACAGTGGAGCTCCTGAAGGGAAGAATAATTCTTTAATGCAAGCGATTCATAATATAGGTCCTATTCCTATTGGCTTCTATACCATCGAAGCTCCAATAGACTCAGCAGTTCATGGTAAGTACGCGATGCGTCTTATTCCAGATGTCTTAAATGAGATGTTTGGTAGGGATGGCTTCTTAATACACGGAGACTCTGTAGTCGATCCTGGTACTGCTAGTGAAGGTTGTATTATTCAAGCTAAAAATACTCGCGTAGCGATATGGGAATCTAGCGATCATAGACTTGAAGTAGTCGAGAAATATAATGGCTAATTTCTATATAATCTCCGAAGGAGGTGATGGACTGGGCCTAGCTATTAGGCTCAAAGAAGAAGGCCATAGCGTAGCTATAAGTATTAAAGATTCGAGGTTAGAGGAACGTGGGGAAAATCTTATTGATAAGGATATTAAGCCCGGCTTTAATCCTATCCTTATCACCGATTGTACTGGCTCCGGCCCTCTTCTTGATTCTTATAAAGAGGTAGGGGGATATACCTTCGGTGGCTCTTCCATAGCTGATAGGCTAGAATGCGAGCGAAGCTTTGCTTCGCAGGTTTTTAGCGAGGCTGGAATACAAGAGCCAGATTCTATGAGCTTTAGCTCGTGGGAAGAAGGCGAAAGCTTCGCTTCAGAGCATCAAGATATAAGATTAGTTTTTAAACCAGAAGGGAAGTGGTCTGGAAACCTTCCCTCTTATGTATCTAAGAATCTCGATGATCTCCTTGGATACATGAAACAAGCTAGAAGTATTATAGGCGAAGCCGAACCTTCATACGTGTTACAAGAATTCATCGAAGGCACTTGCATTTCTAGTGAGGCTTGGTATGCCAGAGATCACTTCGTCATGCCATACAATCATACACTTGAGAGAAAACAATTCCTATCTGGTGATCTTGGTCCATCTGGGGGATGTACGGGGAATATCGTCTGGAGATGTGAGGAACTCAACTGTCCTTTGTGTAGGAACCTTGAAAGATTGTCTGGATTTCTTAGCAGACATGAATATTGTGGATGCATAGATATTAACTCCGTTGTTGATAAAGAAGGCAATATATATGCTCTCGAATTCACTCCTCGATTTGGCTATGATGCATTCCCAACGCTTCTCTACGGTCTCTTTGACGGAGACTTCGGAGAATTCATCGAATCCTGCGTCAAAAGTAGTGGGCCTTGGAGCATGTCACTTAGACCTGGTTATGCTGCGGGCGTTAGGATTTCAACCCCACCTTGGCCCTCCGAGGATTTCAAGTCTAAGACAGGCTTACCGATACGGGGACTGCGCGGCAACTCTTTCGAGGGCTTCTACCCTTACGAAGTATCTTCCTCCGAAGGAGAGCTTAAAACTAGCGGTGGTGTCGGGATTATAGGAGTAGCCATAGACTATGGTTCTAGCATCGAAGATTCCTTCAGCGAAGCTTATAAAATAGCCGATAGGCTAGAGCTTCAAGATAAGCAGTATAGGAATGACCTGATTGAAGTATTTAAGTCCGATATGAGGAAACTAACACGTTCATTTAATTCTAAAGTGTTAGTCTAGTTAACACATATGGCATATACGAATGTATGGACTACCGCAGCTCCACTAGATACTCAAGCAGCGAATCAAGGCGCTGTAGACTTCCGAGCGACGAAGCTTGATGTAATGCAAAGAATAGCGAGCTTCGGAGCAGGTCTTCTAGCCAGTAGACCGACGCCAGAAACTACGTCAGCGAGTGCTGATTGGACTGGCGTTATGTACTGGGCTACGGATACTAAGCAGACTTTTAGGTGGAATGGCTCTTCTTGGGATGATATAAGTTTAAATATTCCTGGCGCTTTACAAGTCATAAAATTTAATGACCTTAGTAAGAATAATAGTACTAATCCACCTGTTACTTTTGGATTAAATTCAGTAACGATACCAACATCATTTGATAATGATAACGTAGTTACTATTGCCGGAGGTGGTAGTTTTGATATTACCGCCGGTACACCAAGCCTTTCAATTACTACTGGAGCTACTACTTTACTCTCATCCGCCATTCCTGTATCTGTTGAAACTGAATACACAGTTTTTATTTCATTACTTGGTATAACTCCCTTTGTAACAGCGGCTATAAATCTTAATTTTCTTGTAGTAGGTACAGGTGTTACCTCTACAAATACTATAACTCAACTTTTTAATTTTTCTCCTGCAACTGGATTTGATATTACATTATCAGTATCTTCTTTCACTGGACAAGCACATGGATCAGGTTTGTCAGCTTTTATGGTTTAGTTAAATATGCCATCTTTCATCTCACGCTCCGAACAAAACGTCGTTGAGGAGCTACTCGAATTCTCGAATACTGGACCTTTCGGTGGAATTCAATCCGAAGTTCCCCTAGATCAAGTAGAGCAATTTGGTCAAACTGACATTCAGAATATGACGCTTCGTAAAAGCGTAGCCGAGACTCGAAGTGGATATACTATTCTACCTGCATATCCTGATCCCGCAGATGAAGATACCGTAGGTATTGCAGATTTCTATGATTCCGATTCTGATAGAATTCAAACTGTAATGACGTTAACTAGGCTTCTGGAGTGGGATAGTTCTACTCAAGATTGGACTGATGTTACGGGTACAGCTCTAACCGGAGGTCCATTCGATCTTTTTACTTGGACCGTCGTAAACGATACATTATGCTTCTGTCAAGGTATCGACCCTGTTCAAATATGGGATGGTACAGGAACTAGTGGACCAGCCGCTCCTGGCGTTATTGTAACAACTACGTTAAATGCTGGAGGTGCAGGATATATAGCCGGAGATACTGGCACGATAAATGGCGGGAATGGCGAAGCCCAATATACTGTTCTGACTGTTGACGGTGGCGGAGCCGTTCTAACTTATATTCTTACTACTCCGGGGCTTAATTATACCACTGGTACTGCCGTAGATACTACTGCGACTAGCGGTTCCGGTACAGGCTTCAAAGTGGATATAACAGTTATAGAAACTGCCTCAGTTCCATCCAAGTACCTAATGGAACTCGGTACTCATCTAGTCGCAGCCTATACGAACGAAGGTGACGGTCTACATACCCAACGGGTACGATGGAGCGGAGCTGGTGATCCTACAGATTGGACCTCTGCTTCGAGTGGCCTAGAAGATATTCTCGGTGATCTTGGCCCTATAACTGGAGTAGTTAAGTTATATCAAACTGGCTACATCTTCTCTCAATGGGGAATAACTCAAATGATTCCTACTGGCGTAGGAACTGCCCCATTTCAATTCGTTCCGTTGACGACGAGAGCTAGGGGGAATACAGTACCCTATAGCCTCGCAGCCGCAGGCGAAGAATTCGCCTGTTATATCGGCAAAGATAACGTTTATATATTTAACGGAACTAATAGCGAGCCTATCGGCGATAGACCAATACAGAATAATAAGCGTGTCGGCGCTCGTAGTCGAATCTTTAGTGACCTGGATAATAGCGACCCGCGAAGCGTAGTCGGCTATATATCCGATACCATAAATGGCCAAGTATTTCCAGCATACTGGCTAGTAATGCCTCAAGATAGCTATACTATCGTATGGGTTTATAACTTAGATGAACAGAATTGGGCGCGTTTTACATTTACTGGTATAATATCTACGATTGGCCGATTCTTTCAAGACTTATTTACTAGATGGGAAGATTTAGTCGGGACATGGAGCGACCAGACTTTAAACTGGGATCAGTTTCCAGGTATCAATCCCTTCGATACCGTATTACTTGCGTTCAATAACGGAGTTGATGGGAATTTTGACTTTAATTCTACAAGCGAGCAGAATTGGAGTATAAGTGGCGTATTTATAATGGGAGATGTTCGTCACCAGAAGACCATTCAAAAATTCAGAGTTTGTATCCTAGATAACGGTCCTGTAACTTTTACTGTGTCTTTGAGCAACGCTTCTGGATTATCCGTAAGCCAGACTGTTACTATGGGTAATGGGTCGGGTAAAAATATATCTATGGTATTTACTTTGAAGATAAATGGAATACGGATATACTACAATATAAGTGGTGCTGCTGGTCAGGATGTAACTCTCGTAGAATTCGCCCCGATGTATAGTACTGCTGGAGAGCAGAGAGGCGGTATGGTGGATTCATAATTATGCCGCGTATCCTATATACCGTAGACTATACTCCAATGGACCCTCCGGAACTTAAGAAGTGGTCCTTGATGATTCGGAAGCTTTATGAGCAACTCGCTCGTGTAGTTAATGGGCTTATATCTTTTGGAAATGGACAGAGCCGAGATAATATAGACGGGGAATGGGTATCTACAACTACTCCGGCTACGCCAGATACAGATTTCACTGTAACTCATAATCTTATGAGACTTCCAGTAGGATTCTTAGTAATGAATCAAAGTGTAGCTGGTATAGTATATCAAGGCTCTCTTCCATCGACTACGAGTACTATGACCTTAAGATGTAGCGAAGCTAGTGACAATATTTTGATCTTTGTATTATAGGAGCTTAAAGTGAATATTTCATCGAATCCTTGGTCTTTCACACCTGCTGATGTTAATATTGCCTTAATCGAGGCGAGTCCTGATGGATTAGTTTTAAATGACGATAACACGGTTACTTTAACTTTGAGTGGAGCTTTCGGCTCCGCCGACCTAGATGTCGATGATAGAGTTACGATAGTAAGCCCTGATGATATAACATATCAAGGATTGTATAAAGTTTACTCGAAGACTAGTTCTACGATTTATGTTCTAACTCCGATAAATAGGATTCTTCCATCCGGAACGGCTGCATCTGGTGGCGGAACTGCTGCACAGAATCAATATGCCGACCAAATACGGGCAGAGGATATAAGTTGGCAGAATGTCGATGCCCTAGGAAATCTACTTACTATAGCAGATAAGAATGGGAATCCAATATGGGAATCCACTGCCTCTGGCCCTGGAGTATTCTCTCGTGGGAAGATAATGTGGGTTAATGGTTTAACTCTAGTTGAGATGGATTCTGGTATAGTTCTAGTAACAGTGAATTAACAGGAGATCGGAGACATGAAAAAGTTACTAATGGCGATAGTGTTAAGTCTCTTAACACTTACTCCTTGCTACGCACAGCAAGGTGTAAGAAGCCAGAAGTTTAATTTTACTGGGACTAGTACACCAATAAATCTTATAAATACCGCTATAATATATCATAAACTTACTTGGAATGTATCTGGTACAGCCTCAGCTTGTACTGTAGCTCTTGATACCTCGGCGAATGGGAGTACATGGAGTGCAGGTGGCGCTATAACTGGTCAGACCTGTACCTCTAATGGAAGTTCTTCTACAGTTAATGTCTCAGCTAACTACGTTAGAATAAATATGACTGCCCTAACTGTAACGGCTGGAAGTTCTGTTACAGTGACTTGGGATGGTTATACAAGTAATCCTAGTGGTGGAATAGGGGGAAGCATCTCTGCGGATCAGGTTGCCTATGGTACAGCAGCGAACACGATTGGGGGATCGAATAATTTTAAGTATTCAGGCGGGACGCTGATTGCTAATGTCCCAACAGCAGCTACTCAAGTATTTCAGACCACTAGCGGAACTGGTCCATCGGATAATTTATTCTCTTTATATGCCTTGGATACGTCCGGGCCAACTCCGGGAGGATTTTTCTTTCAATATCAGGATTCGACACCTCATTTTATTGACGAATTTTTCCAGTCGGATCGCTGGGTCGTTGACGTTGCAGGAACTAATGGTGCCAGCATAGGCGTATACGGCGATCCTGGAACTGTCATTTTCCCAGATAGCGCTACGCCTTTTCTAACGGTAGACGAAGTAAATTTTCGTCTGTGCTGGGACGGTTCCTCCACGGGCCAGGCCTGTATCGGCAGGGCCGCCGCTCAAGGCACTCCGAATCCGATAAATTTGCCCACCGCGACAGGCGGAGCGAATAATGTGCTCGTAACGGACGGTGGTAGTCCTCAACAGCTTAGCTGGAAAGCGTCGGCAGCCGTTTCCGACAATTGCTCGCAAGTCGGAGGAGTTGCCTACTACAACACCAGTTCGACCGTGCAGTGCGATACCGGCATCACCAGCAACGGATCGGGCCAGCTATCGACGAGCGGGGGAATTGTCGGAACCTCGGACGGCACGAATGCCGGACAGAACGCGCTGGTCGGAAACACCGGCGACAAGCCTCTTGTCACGAACGCTTACAACTTCGAAGGGCCACCGACCGCAACTTACACGGCGTTCTTCGACCAACCTGCGTCTTCGACCAGCGGAGGACCAGCGTCGGCGAACAGTGTGAAACTCTATCCGGCGGCGTCTGGTTCTCCGCTCAAATCGGCGTGGACATGGGGGACGGTCGCGCCGCTTGTGAATGGACATCTGGATGGGACCGCCCCGGTAACAATCACAACAGGAACGACGGCGACTCTCGGCGCTGGTTCCTATCAGTCGGGCTACACGCTCAATCAGGAAGCAACTGCCGGAACTGGCGTCACTTACACACTCCCCGCTACTGCGACCGGAAAGCAATACTGTGTGGCGAATTCAGGAACAACGGGCGTGGTTAACACAGGCGTGCTGACGGTCTACCCTCCCGCTAGTTCTTACGTGATTCTGAACGGCGTTGTGAATACAGTCGGGGGCGGCGGAACACATGGTGTGGTCTCTGGCGGCGCGGCTGGTGACGCGGCTTGTTTCGTGGCAATTGACTCAACACACTGGCAAGTCTGGGTCGGGAAGGGCACATGGACGGAAAACTAAAAAACGCATTCTTGGCACTTTCGCTGCTGCTTTTGTGCGCGACTCCGGATAAGTCTCAGATCCAAGCAGTACTTTCCAACGGAGGCGGAAACGCTTGTGTTGCGCCGACCATGACCTATCGCTGGGTGGTGGCAAATACGAGCAACACGTGCGGAGGCGGGGGAAACTGCACGAATGGCGGACACCTTGACAAGCTCGTGGATTCAGTCGCCGCAAACAACGCCACGCAGACAACGGACGGAGATCGGCCCACTTATACGACTTCCTGCATCGGTGGTCAACCATGCGCTTCATTCAACGGATCGTCGGACTTCCTCACGCTCGCATCGAGCATTCCTACGAGCACAGCCGTCTACGCGTTTTATATTGTTTTTACGACTCCGGCATCAAGCGGCGGCTATGGAATTCTGGGTAATCCGAGTGGCACGGACAATTCCATCAATCTGCGCGCCCCGTCTGGTCTTGTCATTAATATCAATATCTGGGGAACATCAGGAAATCCGTATTCAACAGGAATATCGACTTCGACGACTTATACGTTGGGGGGAACCTATACGGCCAGCACAAAAGCTTGGGCATTCTACAACTGCTCTAGTGGCTCCTGCTCCTCGTTTGGCAGCGGCACGCAAACCGGGTCGGCTTCCGCCTCGAACGCTATGACGACGATGGGTGACACGTTCTTCGGCTACATGGGCGGGAAGGTTGCGGAAATCGGATTCTCGAATAGCTCCTTGAACACGACAACGCTGGGGACATACAGCAAATGCCAATACGGAATCTAATTTTATTCGCGTTATTTGCTCTGCTCGCCGTGCCTTGCGGCGCGACGACGTACTATCTTGCCAATGCGTCTACTTCTCCGGCTGGTAATGATGCGAACAATGGAACGAGCGCAGCGACTCCGTGGTTAAGTCCAAATCATGCGCTGAATTGCGGAGATGTCATCATTGCGGCAGCGAGCACGGCTTATTCCAATGCCAACTTTCAGCCGAGTAAATGGGGTACGGTCACTTGCGCTGGGGGGAACAATGTAGCATGGCTCGAATGTGCGACCGCTTTCGCCTGTCAGGTGAATACCACGACCGGGACGAATTACAGCATCGTGCCCGGAGCAAGTTACTGGGGTTTACAGGGATGGGTAGCGCAGAATAGTTCCACTTCTGGGCCGCCCGAGGGTTGTATTACTGTCTCTCCGGCCTCGACGAATATTTCTCACGTCATCATTGCAAACAACATCGCAGAAAATTGCAATGGCGGCGGACTTGGCTGCTGCGCGAACGGCGGGACAGCAAGCGCAGATTATGTGGCGTTCATCGGAAATATTTCCTACAACAACGCGGCAGTGAACACCGGCTGCAACAGTGGGATCAGCATCAACGCTCCAGCCGCTTCCGACACTCTGCCGGGAACGCACATTCTCGTGGCCGGAAATTTCATTTGGGACACGGGGAATCCAGCCGGTTGCTTCGACGGCGAGGGGATCAATTTGGACACATGGGATTCCTACGGTGGCGGGCCTCCAAATTCCTATAATCAGCAGGGCGTCGTCGAGAACAATATCTCCATCTCCAATAGCGGCCCAGGAATCGAGATCGAGTACAACAATGCCGGTAACGGCCCGAGCTACGCGAACATCTTCATTAAGAACAACACGACGTGGAACAACAACATTAATCCGAACCAGTACGGGAACACGCCGTGCGGCGAGATTCAGCTTCGACAGACGGTGAAGTCCTATGTGACCCAGAACATCACATCGACCAACACGACCGGGTGCTTCACCGACACGGGCAACGGATGGTACGCCTATTATGTGTCTCACGTAGACGGAACGAGCTTCGTCTACAATTATTTCGGCTACGCCGCGAATTCCGACTATACAGGGTCCGACAACGCCACTGGATTCGGCTTCGGACCGAACAACACATTTTCAAATTCGACTACGGGATTTGTGAATCCGGCAACCCCTAGTGCGCCGTCCTGCGGGGGTTACACGACTACGACATCCTGCATGGCAACCGTGATTGCGAACTTCACGCCGACAACAGCGGCAGCGAAAGCATACGGCTACCAGATTCCCAGCACAACGAGCGTGTACGATCCGCTCTATCCGCAATGGCTCTGCACGGTGACGAATCTGCCGACAGGACTTGTCACGCCGGGATGCGTGACCGGATCGGCGATGAACGGCGCGACTTTTAGCGGAGGGCAGATTCACTGATCGAATAGGCATACCCAAAAAAGGAGAAACAATGAAGTTTTGTGCAGCGGCTCTTATTATAATTAGCATGTCATTATTCGTCGCATCTGCATCAAATCGGGCAATCGATCCGGGCCCTCGCGGAGGTCCAGCAGGCGCGGGAGGATTGATTCCGGGTATTTCATTCGCTCTCGTAACGGAAGCGCAAGACGGTCTAGATCGATTCCAGGAACTTGAAACATTTCCTGGAGGGCTTGGACCATTCTACAATTCCGGCCCCTTCGGAGCGTGCAGCGAATGCCATGCGCATCCGGCGATTGGTGGAGGATCGCCTGCCGTAAATCCTCAAGTCTCTCAAGACA